TTTTAAAGGAACACAATTTGGGACTTCTTTTCCATCTTTCATCTTTGTACCAATCTGCTCATAACCATCCCAACAAGGCGCTTTTAGTTCTTCGTGAGATACACAGGGCATAAACCAAGTTTTACCATCTTCTTCGTGTTCGTGATAAGATTCGCAACCAATTAACTTAGCTATTTCTTGGGCTTCTTCTTTTGTTTCGTATGCTTGTTTTCCGTCAATCTCTTTTAAATTAATAGTTGACATTTTGCTTTTTATATAGCCACAAATTTTTTCGGCTGCCTCTGCTCCATATTCTTCCGTCTGTTCTGCAATACATTCGTCCCAGGGATATTTAGCAAGATTAAATTTTGACATCTCAACACCAGTTTCTTCTTCTATAGTTTCCTTGTCTTGTAAAGTTTTATCTACCTCTGTAAATTCAAGCGGCTGTAGCGTAGTAAAGTATAGGTTTAAGCTGATTTCATTGTAAGCTAGTAGTTGATCAAAACAATCTATTAAAAGTTCTTGAAATGGCCTTATTACTGTGTTGTCCATAAGCAAGCTAGCGGTCTTAATTTCTTCCGCGTTATTACCTAATCCCGAGCCGTCTTTAATTCCTAATAACATAGGGCTGACAATCCTGTGAGCAACCATTATTTTTGACGTGCTTTCCTCGCTTAGAAATTGATACTGGTTGTGAGCATCGCTTAATTGTACCGGTGTGATTTCTGCCTGGCTTTCCTTATTATCGTTAAAAGCTAAAATAAATTTTCCGGCATTGCTTGTCCCGGAGAATTTTTGTGCAATTTTTGTTTCTATTAAATTGCGCTCTTGCTGGTTTGGAGTACCATTATTGAAATTAATGAGCATCGATGGGCTGAGGCCATTTAGGATATTATTAAGATGATAATTAGACACTTCTTCTTCTAATTCTGCGTATTGCAATCCTCCTTGATAATCTACAGGAGAGTAATAATAAAAACCACTTTTGTAAGGCTTAATATAATAAATTTCTATGCCCTCTTTTGACATACCATAAGCCGGTATTCTTAACGGCTCATCTGTCCTTTTTATATTGGCCCAATCGTTATAGTAATAATATGCTGGAACGTTTCCATCTTCGTCACATTTTTCGGCTCGTAAAGTTTCAATAGGCATATGCTCTAATTGAACAATTTTACTTCTGTCCTTTGAGTAAATAACCTGGATAGCAGCCTGGCCCATAAGTTTAAGATCATAGCAACATCTTCTAACTACATCTTTTTTAAATAGTGCAATCATTTGAGCGTACTCGTTTGGCTTTTTATTGCTATCTGTAGCATTTAGACCTTTCCCATAAATTGCTTGAGATATGCCATTAATAGCTGCGTTATTAGTAGGGCTGCCATTGTAGCGGTCTATCAAATACTGGAAATAATTATTATCGGCCCCATACTCAATCCAATCCGATCCGCTCACTTCCTTTACTTCCGGGCTGGTGTAAGTACTTAAATTAACAAAGCCAAACTCTGAAACTTTTGTTTTGCTAAATTGCCCTTTGCTATTTCTTTTTCTCATATTACAATATAGTCATTATTAAAACCATCGTATTCTTGATATTGGTTTTTATTTAATTTGTAAAATTCATCGTTAACTTGTATATCAACTTTTTGCTCAGTACAAAATATTCTATCCTTGAATAATACCACCTCTTTTGTATCGTCTTTGTAAATAGTCATATCGTAAAAATGCCCCTCCACCATATTTGTATAAGTGGTATTATATACGTTAAAACTATCATTAATAATTTCTATATTTCCAAGCCCGGCAACCCGAGGCACTAAATCATATTTAACAATTACGTTTGTGCTATCATCTCTTATAGTCATAAATGCGCTTGTCACATACTCTCTAGGTATGCAAATAAATCTATTGGCGGCTTGTGGTCTAAATAATATCATCTATATATATAACGAAATAAAAATGGTTATTTGTAAAAACAAAAAAAAGCATCCAATTAAGGATGCTTTTAAATATAATATAACTAAACTTTAGTTTGGAATTATTGTCGCGATAGCTATTGGAGATGGTACAGATGATAAAAACAGCGGAGCCGTTTCTTCCATTCCCTCTAAAACAAGCGTAAATCCAGATAAATCTCCAGCCGCTGCTCCGGTTACAACTGTTCCTCCGGTTACTTCCATTCCGTTTTCTGAGCCACATAGAAAGAAATTTCCGTAGTAATCTTCGACTACTGCATAAGGCCTCGCAACTGCAATAACTTGTAACTCTTTTTGAGTACAAGCGTCAAGATAAGTAAGTGTTAAATTTAAAGTTTGAGTGTAAAAAGTTGTACCATTTTCTCTCGAAGATGTTACAGCCGTCTCTAGGCTTGAGTTACCTTTTACTTGATATTTATACCACTCATTAGGCGCTACCATTGTTATATCAAATTCACAAGTCGCTAAGTCTTGTAAAATAGTACCTATGCTTCCGAAATCTGCTAGGTATATATTCTTAATTCCGCCGAAGGCGCTTTTACAGGGTAATTTTCTACCGGTGTTTAATGTACAAGCCATTTTTTTTTGTTTTATAAAAAAAAGGGTGAGTAGATAAAACCACCCACCCTTTGATTGATTAATTAATTAATTTTAAGCGTATTCAACTAAGTCAGAAGCGATTCCAAATTGAACGGCTGAGGTAAATCTCATTACCATTCTCACATTATTCGAAGCGTCAAGATCTCCCATATCCAAAACTTTGACTTCTTGGGTACTATTAAGAAGCCCAGTTCCGAAATACAAGTTACTACGTTGCGCTACAAACATTTTGTCTGCGCTCATTCCAGGGCAAACAAATATTTTAACGCCGTTGATTGTAAGACTTCCATTATTCCACCACTGAGTTCCCATATTTGCAACACCATTTGCTCCTAAACCATTCGCTGCGAAACCTCCGAGGGCTTGTACATACAATTTAGCTGCCTCTTGTCCGATATAAAGGAATAGATCTTCTTTACCATATAAAGCGGCTGGAATTGCATCCACTGCTCTAGATAACTCAGTTATAATATTAGCGGCTGTTAAACCACCGGCAATAGCTGCAAGTTGTTGAGCGGCTGGAATATCTCCGGCTGCTGCTGATGCTGCAATTAGTTTTTCAAAACCATCAAAAGAATTTACTGTAGCGGCTGCTGTGTCGCCTCTCCAAATATTCTGCTCTGTATTCTGTGAAACTTCCGCTGCAACGTGAGCAATCATAAAGTCAGAAAATTTTGGCGGCAAAGTTTGACCTAAACCATAACCCATTGATTGAGCTTCCCAATCGTTTACGAAATCATACTTACACAATTGTAGGTTAATTTGTAATTCTACGGGAGTCAATATTCTCTCTGTAAGTGTAATAGTCGATGTTGGATCAAAATCACAAGAAGCCGGCTTTACTAAAGCATCAGTCGCCAACTTTTTTATTACCTCTTTAAATGCGATATTCGCCTTGACAGTCAATCCGCCATCATCAATAGTTGATGCCGAAAGTAATGCTGCGGCTATATATTCACCGGCGAATTCTCCGGCATAAGTCGTCGTGATATTAGTCGTTGTCGCTAAATTTACGTTTCTTTTTTTCATTTTATTTATTTAATTTGTTTAGTACTCTATCTAGTGTTGTGTTGAATCTTCCTTTGGCAAATTCCACTTGTTTTCTTTGTGGCGTTCTAGCTTGAGGATTGTGTTTTATTGGTTTTCTTGAAGCAGACATTTCTTCTTTTTTCTTTTCTTCTTCTTCTTCGTCTTCGTATTTTCTCATTTTTCCAAACTGTTTTTTAAGTTCTTCAATCTCAGATTTTACTTCTTCGATAACTGGAGCAATAACCTCAACAACGGCTTCTATAATTGCCTCAACTTCTGTGGCAACCATTTCCGGCACTTCTGTTTCGATTGTTTCGTCTAGGTCTTCCGTTTCCTCTTTGGCTGGCACTTCATCAGATACATCGCGAACATCGGCAATTAAACCCTCTGCCTCTACAACCAATAAGCGACCATCTTCTAGGATATATTCTCCTACTGGTAACGCCACTTTTTCATCATCGGTTACGATAAAAATTTCACTTCCTTTTTCAAAACTCTCAGCCGTTACCAGCGTTCCGTTTTCTAACTTTTGATCCTCAAGTTTTACCTCAATTTTTAAAAGTGTTCTAATTTGATTTAACATTTTTGTTTTTTCCATACTATATATATAACGGTTATTAATTTAAAATTTGCGTTTTCAATCTGTTCTTGTAATTACTCCTATCCCCTGGGCTTGCATAGATCCATCGCAACACTCGCTAGAATATGTTGCTGTATCCCAGCATAGACAACCCCGGCCACCACCGTCTGGAGATGTTCTGCTAGGTATAAATGTTTTATTATTTTTGTTTTGCCTTTGCATTATTAATTAAGAATTTAAACCAAAATCTTCTATTTGCCTTTTTTGCTCATCAAACCTTACTTCTAAATCAAATAAATAGTCTAGCGTTCGTTTATGTTCGTCATAGTCGGGATAAATCTCATAAATATCTACTCCCAAATCTATAGCTTTTTCTAAAATTTCATTTAAAGTTTCCATATCGCCCTCAACATCTGATTTTGAAACAAGACCTTCCGATCCTCTAATATAAACATCTTTTAAAACACCATAAGCATCTTCTAGTTCTCCATATTTTTCTTCAAAAAAATCTTCAACTGCATAGCTTAGTCTTCCCACTTCTTCCTCTAGTGTATCATACTCATATGAAAAATTATTAAGTAAACCTAAAACCACCCTTTGCGCTTTAAGACTTACTTTTTGTTTTGGTAATTTGCTATAAACTTTTTTTAAATTTGTTTTCATATTAATTAATATATTGATA